GGGGATAGGGGAAACTTACAATGCTTGCATAAGAGCTCTCGTACCACCCTCCAAAAGGGGAAAGATGGTAGTCATTACACTTTCCAAGAAAGATACTTGCTCTTTTTCCTCAGTAAGGAGTGATTTCGAAGTGCCTGGTTTCTTACGAGTAACCATCACTCCCTGAGGTGTGTGTTTCATAACGTCTTCTTCTTCAGAGCGGGCATGCATGGGATGTCCGTCATTTTCAAGCTTGACGGCCTCTTTGGTCCCTGAATAGGACCAAGCGTCTTCTTCTCTTCTGTTAAGGGCTGCAGCGAGGGCGATGGGGTCGTCGATGCTGGGTTGTATGGTGATAAAGTTAAGTGCGTTTGACTTAGGGATTCCTTCGTAATTAAACGATATGAGAACAGTGCAGGTAGTTCCTGACACCAATCCGGAGCCGGCAACGAATAATGAGCCAAGAGTTGCGGCGTCTTTGTCGATAGTGCCAGCGCTAGTTGATGACATCTCCACGTAGTCAAGACATGAAAGGTCCATAGGGGAGTAAGTAACTGTGACACCTGCACCCATATTAACTGGTACTTCCACACTGTCCGGCAGTTGACCGATGTTATCAAAGGTGACTGCGTTTCCTGAGCCACCCTTATCAAAGTAGTAACCTGGAGCAGCGAAGCCAGCTCTCCACACCCCTTGTAGAGTGTTTGGAGATGCTGTACTATTAACGGCGACTCCAGCTGAGACCAAGCGGATTTTAGTGTACAAGCCAGGTATAGTGAGCGTTCCCGACTTCCACTGGTCGAAGTACAACCCGAAGTTGTTGACATTAACATCAGTGGTACCAAAGATATCACCAAGTGAAGTAGTAGGGTTGTTAATCTGGCCCACCATATAGGGGTTAGCGGTTCCAAGATCGTTAAGCGGGACAAGATAAGCTCCATTAGTAGTACTACCTGAGTTAGTGAACCAGCCGAGTCCGATAGCAACGATGCCAGCAGTTCCTGCAGTGAGAGTCACTCTTTTGACCACTGTGAAAGTAGAGCTTGGATAGTTGATTGAGTCGGGAATCCTAACTCCGTTGACATTGAAGGGGTCCTTGAGGGTGCTGTAGTAGGGGTTTGACTTGGATTCGAGCTTTGCAAATGCGTGAGCTTCGAGGCTAGGGCCACCATCTGAAGAGCCAATGGTCCTAACACTTGGGCTGTTTCTTTTAGTTGCTGCTGAGCTAGCTTGAGAGCTACGAGGCAACCTTGGCATTCGCATTGAAGGAGTGTTGCTATTTTTGGCAGATGAATTTCTCGTATTTGTTGTTTGAGTTTTTGGGCCGACATTAGCTGGCTTTGGAGGAGTTGCTGTAGATTGGAAGTGATTAGAGTTTGTGCCCTTTTGTTGGCGCACGTTCTGAGTTCTGGATTGTTGAGATCTCGATCCAGATCTTCCATCATTTGATTGAGCATTCTTTCCATTTGGCATCTGACAGAGGGTAAATGTCTTCTATAGACAGAAAAGAGAAGTTGTGAGGTTGAAATGTTGTCTGTGGACAATTGTAGTGTTGTTCGTTTCCCCCGCCTTTCGCTAGACACCCCCCTTGGGTGTCTCTCCACGCTACCAACCGAATCTCGAATGCGTGGCCGATGGGGGTTTTAACCGTAATCAACTCTAGCCAGCTTTGTTAACAAAGGATGACTAAAGAACTTGAATGGTTCTTTGGGGAACATTGTTTCAAAACTAAATAACTCGGCTTCGTCAAAATCATAACGAGCCATAAGGGTGTGCAAGACGGCAGAAGACAGTTTGGGCTTCACAATGCGCTCGGCTTGTACTTTGTACTGCTCGATTAAATCAGAGCGTACTGCAGGACGGTCCATGAAGTTCTTTTCCATAACACGTAAAATAGGAACTTGAACATAATACGAATAACCTACGGCTAAATCAGTCAAAAATTGACGACTAGCTTCAGTATTCGACATGCCTCTGTATAAAGACTTTGGGGGTCGCAAACTTTTAGTAGCTTTTAAAACGCGCGACGGTAACGGGCCCCAATAGTGACTAAAGTCAGATTGTTCACTGGGATCGACTTGATACCACATACCTTTAAGGAAAGTGGCCTCTTCAATTGATTGAAAAACTTTGACTTTAGCATCAAAGCCTAAATCCATATAGCATAAGCGAATGAACTCAGGAGGAGGTATGACATACATATCATCCTTGAGTTCACCAATACATAAGCGCAAGACATAGTGAGTAGCTAGAGCTACGTTATTAGTATTCCCTGTTGTAGTGGTTACCGAACCCGTACTACGACTGGGAGAT